TTTTTATTGTTGTCAGCTTCCGGATAACGGGAGACGGGGTATGTACCAGATGGAAAAAATCACAACAGGTGTGTCATACACCACGTCAGCGGTAGGGACGGGATACTGGTTACTGCAACTGCTGGACAAAGTCTCTCCGTCCCAGTGGGTGGCAATAGGTGTACTGGGGAGTCTGCTGTTTGGCCTGCTGACGTATCTGACTAACCTGTATTTCAAAATCAGGGAGGACCGCCGTAAGACGGCGCGGGGAGACTAAAGCGATGAAGAAAAAATACGAACTGGTTGTTAAAGAGATAAATAATTACCCGGATAAGATTGCTGTTACTGTGGCACTTGAAATTGGCGGGCATCCGTCGTTGTTGTTGCCACATGTGGCGATTAGTCTTGACCGTACTGAAGGTGCCACGCTGGAGTTCTACGAAGCTGAGGCGAAAAAACAGGCGAAGCAGTTTTTCATGGATATTGTTGCCGGGTTATGCGAAGGGGATGAACCGTCACCGGAAAAGCGCCCCGTAATTTTAGATGCGCAGGATGTATTGATAACCTACAAAGGAAAGCTACCGGGAAGAATTACTTGTTCTCTGAAGATGCCGCCGTCAACACTGCGGTCAGAAAAAGATGATGTTGAATCGCGTATTGAAAAACTGGAGTGCTATATCGCTGAATTGAAAAAAAGCACCCCAACAAAAAATGAGGTGCTTGCAGCAGACGAAATGAAAGAAGCTATTCCTGATCGCGCGGCGAATCTAAGCTGCGCTTCATGGTTGAAAGAGCATCTTCAGCAGCCTGAAAAAAAAACGCCGCGATGAGCAGTTTGCTGCGTTTTACGATTATTGCCGGAAAGTGATGAGCAGAAATCTCGCAGAGTGTTTCAGTATTCATAATGATAATTTCAGTGACCTGGAATGGGAGTGTAACCGGCCATCCTTTGTTGTATCCGGTGATGCTGGGAAAATAACCATCTCAGAAAATGGAAAAGTAACACCGCCATCGCACCAGCACAGTGAGGAGCTCATTGAATTTGCCATTGATTACCTGAAGAACAATAAAAAGCAGGGGCTGATGAAGTGCATTGGTCGTTGCATGGGATATCTTCAGGTAGCCGCTGAGATTGAAGCGCTGGCCAGTGGTGCTGATAAGGATGCAATTGTGCGGGAGGCTCTTCTTCGTGATTTTAATACTCCACCCTTTAAAAAAGTGCCGGCTTACTGGCTTCATCCGGGGCTGACTTATCTTAAAGTGCGTATTTAGTGGGCCAGGGACAGCGGCTGAATATTTAATATATCCATGAACACCAAAATCAAATACGGCCTGTCGGCTGCCGTTCTGGCGCTGATTGCCGCTGGTGCGTCTGCGCCTGAAATTCTCGACCAGTTTCTTGACGAAAAAGAAGGTAACCACACCACGGCATACCGTGATGGTGCGGGTATCTGGACCATCTGCCGTGGAGCCACCCGGGTGGATGGTAAGCCTGTTATTCCTGGCATGAAGCTGTCGAAGGGGAAATGCGACCAGGTTAACGCCATTGAGCGTGATAAGGCGCTGGCATGGGTGGCGAAAAACATCAAAGTGCCACTGACTGAACCCCAGAAAGCGGGTATTGCGTCATTCTGTCCTTACAACATTGGCCCAGGTAAGTGTTTCCCGTCGACGTTTTATAAACGAATTAATGCAGGCGATCGCAGGGGGGCGTGTGAGGCGATTCGCTGGTGGATTAAGGACGGTGGCAGAGACTGCCGTATTCGCTCAAACAACTGTTACGGTCAGGTATCCCGTCGCGACCAGGAGAGTGCGCTGGCGTGCTGGGGAATTGACAGATAAGCAGAATATTTTGCTGAAAAATGCGGTTTGCTCGCACGGACGGATAACACGAAATCCTGCGAACTGACAAAAACTAAGTGAATAAAAGTAAAAACCCCGTTTGTTGGCTGCAAGCGGGGTTTTGTGTTTCCTGACTCTGGAAAAGTCAAAGGAGAAAGTGTGTTTGATTTTAGCAAACTGATTCGGGAGATTCGAGTGATGGCTGAAAAATTATCCACCTGGAAGTTCATTCTTATCTGGCTGGTGTTTGTGATTATGGCCTCCGGTTATTTCATCGGTCAGATACGCTGGTGGTGAAATGAACCGCGTACTGTGCGTGGTCATCATTGCCCTGCTGGTGGCCTGTGGTGCGCTTAGTCTGGGGCTGAATCATTACCGTGATAACGCCATAACCTACAAAGAGCAGCGCGATAAAAAAGTCAGTGAGCTGGAGCAGGCAAATGCAACCATTACTGATATGCAGCAGCGCCAGCGTGATGTTGCTGCACTTGATGCCAGATACTCGAGGGAATTAGCCGATGCGAGAGCTGAAAATGAAACTCTTCGCGCTGACGTTGCCGCTGGTCGTAAGCGCCTGCGGATCAACGCCACCTGTCCAGGCTCCGTGCGTGAAGCCCCCGCCACCTCCGGCGTGGATAATGCAACCGGCCCCCAACTGGCAGACACCGTTACACGGGATTATTTCACCCTCAGAGAGCGGCTGATGACGATGCACAAGCAACTGGAAGGGGCACAGGACTATATCCGCACTCAGTGCCTGAAATAAGTTTTGTTGATGCGCCGTATCGTCGCTGTATTCCCTCATTAACAGAGACCGCAGCCCGACAGGGAGACTCCTCTGCGCGAGTGTGCGGGGATAATCAAAAACGATACACACCGGGGTTTACCGCGTTAACGGAGCGCGGCGTTGTCCCCTCATGGTCGCTGGTTCGGTGCGATGGTGGAAGAAACCGGACGATGTGTTACCTCGCAAGACCTGTTATGTCATGTGTCTGATTTGTGATTTAAGTCGGATAATTGTCGTTGCCATTAAGCAGAGGATTGATGGCCGACAGGGTGGCATTGTTAGAATAAGACTTATTCTTATCTGTGCCGGGAATGAAAATGAAAAGAAATCTTCCGTTAATTATTTTGTTGTCTTCTCTGGTTATGGGCTGTACGCAACATAAAACAGATATGCCCCGACAGTTGGTTAAGGCATTACCACAATATCCGGCCTATGCAGCGGCAAATTATATAAAGGGACGGGTTGATGTGAAGTTTGATATTGGTGCTGATGGTACTGTCACCCGAATTGAGTTTATCCGTTCAGAGCCGCACCATCTGTTTGATGAGCAGGTTGTAAAGGCGATGGCAAAATGGCGATTTGAGAAGGACAGGCCGTGTAAAGGCGTGAAGAAAACGTTTATCTTTAGTCCTTCTGCACCCTGATTATTTCATCAGAAATTAATTATCACTCTGTTGTTATTCTGTACATTCCGGCTGGGTAAGTCTTGTTCCGCCGGGTATGAAGATGAAATATTGTTGGAGGACAGTGGGTACCTGCTCCTGTAACCGAACGTTCATTTCTCGTTATTTGTCATGCTGGCCGGACGCAGATGCGTTGCATCTGTTGCCAGCCTTCTCCTGCAGGCTTCAATAACCCACGCTGAAAAGTTACCGGAACCTTTATGTTCAAGGGCGATATTGATCTGTTCAATCATGTGATTGGGAAACGGATATTGCGGGTTGTGGTTCTGCGGGTCCGGTTTTTCGATGACATATTTATTTCCTTTACTGATTGCCATATGACGGGGATTTTACATGGCTGAGCTTCGTACACTCCAGAGCAGAATCAAAACACTGAATACCCGACGGGTGAATATTCTGAAGGGTGAACAGCGTCGTGTCAGTGGCAGTGCACGTGTTTCCCTCAAGCGTCATATCTGGCTCAGGGACGCCGGGCAGTGCCGTCTCTGTGGTCGTGTGGTTGACCTCTGTGACAGTGAACTCGATCACCGAATTGCACTTCAGTTCGGTGGTGGTAATGAGGAGACGAATCTCTGGACGCTCTGTACCGAATGCCATCGACAAAAGTCTGCTCGTGAAGCGGCGGGTGGTATGCCGGACCCGACGCTGCCGGAGGTGTCCGGAGGTAGTGGCAGAGCGGACGACATCATCGGACTGTAACCCGAGCGGGGGGGGGTATCATCCGGCGTAAAAAACGATCGCTCCGGACACCGCGCCCCCTCTCACGCAGAGAAAAAATTCCCGTTTCAGGGCAGTTAACATGTTAACTGGCTGCCCGGGCATTTTTGCGGTTTTTATCTTTATTATTCAGTTTGTTGTGCGGAAAAAATGTTAACTGGCTTTTTCAGCAAATGTTAACCAGGCAGCAGTTAACATTTGCGGCATGAGACGCCGGGAAAAATGGGCTGAACCATACCCGGCTGAGTGCGTTCTGGACCCGGGAGGAGGCTGTGCTGACAACGCAAAAACGAAAATTTGCGCTGGCGCTCATGTCCGGGAAAAACAAAACAGCGTCAGCCATTGCCGCTGGTTATTCGGCGAAGACCGCCAGGGTTAAAGGCTCGCAGCTGGCAAAAGATCCGGAGGTGCTTGCGTTTATAGCCCGTAAACAGTGCGAGACGGTGGAGGTGGATGAGGTTCCTGTTTACCGGCAGAAAAAATCAGAGCAGGAGGATAAACCCCGTCGCCGTGAGGCGGCTGCAATACCACAGCCGGACGAAAACAATCCGGAGATGCCACCGTCCGCGGTGATGTCTCCTGGTATTGAATATATGGAGGATGGTCTTCCCGATCCGGTGAAAGCCATGGGGCGGATCCTGGTGGAAAACCTCTGCATTGATCCGAAACTGGCACTGGATGCGGCCTGGCGTCTGGCGCAGTTCACGCACCATAAAAAAGGGGATACCGGGAAAAAATCGGCAAAAGGTGATGCCGCGAAAAAAGCGGCTAACCGTTTTGCGGTGCCACCGCCACCCCGACTGGTGGTGAATAACGATAATGAGGAAAGCGGATGATACCTGTATGGAGCACAGCCTGCCCGGACTGGGCAGAGCGCCTGAAAAAGGGGCTGTCGATTATTCCGGATCCGATTTATCCGGACGAGGCCGCACATGCCCTGGCGATTTTTAAACAACTGCGGATTGTGGATGCACCTGGTAGCCCGACGTTCGGGGAGTCCTGTGCACCGTGGGTGTTTGACCTGGTGGCGGCCCTGTTTGGCTCCTACGATGCGCAGACCGGTGTACGCCATATCAAGGAAGTTTTTATCCTTATCCCCAAGAAAAACTCGAAGTCCACGCTGGCCGCGGGGATCATGATGACGGCGCTGTTACTGAACTGGCGGCAGGCGGCGGGTTACACGATTCTGGCCCCGACTGTGGAGGTGGCGGCCAACGCCTTCAACCCTGCCCGGGATATGGTACGACGTGACGATGATCTGGATGACCTCTGCCAGGTACAGACCCATATCCGGACCATCACCCACAGGGTGACAGACACCACCCTGAAGGTGGTGGCAGCCGATCCGAATACGGTGTCCGGTATCAAGTCCGTGGGTACGCTGATTGATGAGTTGTGGCTGTTTGGCAAGCAGTGCAAGGCGGAGGACATGTTACGTGAAGCCATAGGCGGCCTTGCCTCCCGCCCGGAAGGGTTTGTGGTGTATACGACCACCCAGTCGAATGAACCGCCCGCCGGGGTATTCAGACAGAAACTGCAGTACGCCCGGGATGTGCGCGACGGCAAAATTCATGATCCGCACTTTCTGCCGGTGATATTTGAATACCCTCCTGAAATGGTGGAAAGCGGGGCTCACCTGCTGATGGAAAACCTCGCCATGGTCAATCCGAATCTCGGCTATTCAGTGGATGAGGCCTTTCTGTACCGGGAGTACCGTAAAGCCCGGGAAGCCGGTGAAGAGACATTCCGGGGGTTCATGTCAAAACACGCCAATGTGGAAATTGGTCTTGCCCTGCGCTCTGACCGCTGGGCGGGGGCTGATTTCTGGGAAGAGCAGGGCCGTTGTATCAGCCTGGACGATATCCTGCGTCGTGCTGATGTGGTGACGGTGGGGATTGACGGCGGAGGGCTGGATGATCTGCTGGGGATGTATGTGATTGGGCGTGACCGGGAGACCCGCGAATGGCTGGGCTGGGGCCATGCCTGGGCGCATGAAACCGCGGTGGTCCGACGGAAGAGCGAGGCGTCCCGGTTTCAGGATCTTGTTGCCTGTGGAGATATGACCATTGTCCGGCGTGTCGGGGATGACACGGCGGAAGTGGCGGAATATGTGCGTCGCATTCATGAGGCTGAGTTACTGGACCATATCGGTATTGACCCGTCAGGGGTGGGGCAGATTCTGGATTCACTGGCGGAAGCCGGGATCCCCGACGGAATTGTGGTGGGGATAAGCCAGGGCTGGAAACTGGGCGGGGCCATTAAAACCACCGAGCGCAAACTGGCTGAAGGGGTGCTGGTGCATGGTGACCAGCCCCTGATGGCCTGGTGTGTCGGCAATGCCCGGGTGGAGCCTAAAGGTAACGCCATTCTTATCACCAAACAGGCCAGTGGACGGGGAAAAATTGACCCGCTGATGGCGCTGTTCAATGCGGTCTCCCTGATGTCCCTTAACCCGGAACCGAAAAAGAAAGAATATGCGGTTTTTTTCATATAACCCTGTTCACACTGTAACCATCACGAACCGCTCCGGCGGTTTTTTTATTTTCAGGAGGCTGATGTGACTCTTAAACGGGCCTGTTCCCTGCTGACGGTGAAATCCTTCAGTGAGGATGAACGGGTGATCACCGGGATTGCGTCAACACCTTCTCCGGATCGGGATGGTGACATCCTGGAGCCGGAGGGCGCGGAGTTTGGCAGTGCGATCCCGTTTCTCTGGCAGCATGACCATTCCCGCCCGGTGGGGCAGTGTACGGTACGCCGGGTCAGCGAAGGGCTGGAAATCACGGCAACACTGGTGAAGCCCGTACCGGATATGCCGTCGCAACTGGCTGCCCGGCTGGATGAGGTCTGGGCGGCCATTAAGACCGGGCTGGTCAGGGGGCTGTCCGTGGGCTTCCGTCCCCATGAATACACCTTTCTGGACGGAGGCGGACTGCATTTTCTGCGCTGGGAACTGATGGAGGTGTCTGCCGTCACCGTGCCCGCGAATGCGGAATGCACCATCCGGACCATTAAATCTTACGACCGCCCGTTTTCTGCCGCGTCCGGCAACCGGAAACCGGTGGTGAAAATCGCATCTTCTGCCGGCGCTGCGGCACAGTCAACAACCGTTTTTCATAAGGAAAAGACCATAATGAATATTGGCGAACAGATTAAAAGTTTTGAAAACAAGCGTGCAGCGCTGGCAGCCTCCCTTGAGGAGGTCATGACCAAAGCCGCAGAGGAAGGGCGCACGCTGGATGTGGAGGAGGAAGAGCATTACGACAACACCGCAGCGGAAATCCGTCAGGTGGATGCGCACCTGAAGCGTCTGCGTGAACTGGAAGCCGGTAAGGCCGCCACGGCGCAGCCGGTGAAACAGGCCGGTAACGGGAATGTGGCCGCGGTGGCTTCTGCGCCGGTGATCCGTGTGGAGCAGAAACTGGATAAGGGGATTGGCTTCGCCCGCTTTGCCAAATCGCTGGCTGCGGCTAAAGGCGTCCGATCTGAAGCCCTGGAAGTGGCCCGTCGTCAGTATCCGGATGACAGTCGTCTGCATCATGTCCTGAAATCGGCAGTGGGCGCGGGGACCACCACGGATCCGCAGTGGGCAGGCAGCCTGTCTGAATATCAGGAATACGCACAGGACTTTATTGATTACCTGCGTCCGCAGACCATTATCGGGCGATTTGGTCAGGGCGGGATCCCTGCACTTCGTCAGGTGCCGTTCAATATCCGTGTGCACGCCCAGGTGTCCGGCGGTGCTGCCGGCTGGGTGGGTGAGGGTAAGGCCAGACCCCTGACGAAGTTTGATTTTGAATCCATCACCTTCAGTCATGCGAAAGTGTCGGCCATTGCGGTACTGACGGAAGAATTGATCCGTTTTTCCAGTCCGGCTGCTGATGCACTGGTCCGTAATGCGCTGGCGGAAGCGGTGGTGGCGCGTCTGGATACAGACTTTGTGGACCCGAAAAAAGC